ATGTGTGGATTTGGCCTACTGGACCTGTCATTGGCTGTACGCCTACCAATTCGTTAGCAATAACGGTTGGCATAACACGTCGAATAACTGGCAGAATCACACGGTTTAATGTAGCGATGTTACCAGAAACTGTAGAACCTGCACTTGCATTCTCACGCAAGTATTTTTTTGTGTTTTCAAGGATTACACTCATTGATGTACGCTTGGAGCCAGATAAACCCTCCAAGAGTGCGTCTTTAGTTTCGTCCCAACGACCTTCTAATAATTCTTGTGACATTTAAGTCTCCTTATATTATGTCTTGGATTACAGCCCTGCCAAACGCTTTAGATCGATCACGTTGGATTGAGATTCAACTTGATCTGCATCTGGACTGCGGGCAGATTTATCGCCAGTTGCTTCAGATAATGATTCGGTAATTACTTTAGGAGCTTTTACTGAACGATCTTCTAAAACTGCTGGTAGATACTTTTCAAAAGCATTGGACAAACGAGTTGTCTGTACGCTTTCAAGCAAATTACGCATCACTTCTGCTTTTTCCTTGTTCAAAGGAGCAAGCAATTCCTCTAAGGCAGCTTCACGCTGATTAGATTCTTTAAGGATACGCATTTCGCGTTCTTTGGACTCGACCAGAACTTTTGCTTTCTGGGCGAATTTGATGGCCTCGGACAGTTTAGCATCTTTGGCAGCGATTGTGTCATGCAGTTTACGAACTTCTTGCTTCTCATTTAAATGAGTTGCACCAAATTCACTTGCATACGCTTCAAAAATACGACGTCCAAAATTGTTCTCACGAGCAACTTTGATGTCTTCTTGTAACTGACTGAGTTCAGCCTTGAGGTGTGTGCTAACAGCGTTAGACATTTTCTTGGCAGATTCAGCAACAAATTTGCCTTTCAATGTTTCTAACTGTTTGCGAGCTTCACGCACCAAACGAACTTTAGTTTCAACAACGTCCTGTTTGTCTTGTGCAAATTCTTGAATCTCACGTGCAAGTGCATGTACTACAAAGGATTCTAATTTCTGAACACCTTCTGTATGCATCTTGCGGTCTTTACGCAGTTCGCCAATTTCTTCAGCAAGTTTAGTAACCATAAAGTTGTTGAACTTTGTGGCTGACTCTTTCATCTTGCCTTGAAACTTAACGCGATCTTCAGCAAGTGCTTGCTTTTCGGCTGCTACTTGTTGTAGTTCTGCTTGTAGACCTTCTGTTACCATACGATCCAGGGCTTCCACCATCACTGTCTTATCATGCTCATAGCGTTGTGCAAACTCTTCGCGGAGTTCTGCACGAGCTTGTTCTTTGGCTTCGTTTAACTTGGATTCCCAAGCCTCAGTAATTTCTTGCTGAGCTTCTTCACTTAACAATTCGCTATCTAGTAACGGTTTAATAGCATTCTGCATGCTGATTTCTCCTAGATTTTGAGCCCACGTATAAAGCGAACAAGTTCACTCTTTACATAGCTCTGTGCTTTGCCACTCTTGGCCGGGTCCTTGAACATTTCCAACAAGCGTTGTCCGCCGGCATGATTTAACAAGCCTTCGTAAATTGCTGTTGGGTATGCATTTGGAGCACTCGGTTGAGCGACCACATCTACAGTGACTATTTCAAAGTCACTGACATGTCCATTAGCGTCGTTTACATTACCTGATCCACGACTGCTAACACCTAATTTAACACCAGATTGCAACATGGTTTTGACCAGTTCGCCCATCGGTGTAGGTAGTATCTTTAATGTGCCCATTCCAGCAGGGCCATCCATCCACATGTTTTCAATCATGTGACTGACACGATCCAAATTAATTTTCAAGTCATCTGGGTGATCAACTTCGCCCAGTACTGAATGACCAGTTTTAATTTGTTCGTTAATGGTGTCTACTGCATTGGCAATTTCACTAACAGGATATACTCGCTCATTGGCGTTACGAACGCCACCCTCGATGCAGATACCTTTTAACTTCATGGTTTTCTGACCAGAGCCATCCGCGGCTTCCTCAAGCAGGACTTGTGCTCTTGCTTGAGTGAAGCTTAGATGTTCTTGTAGATATCGAGCCATATCTCTGTATTACGCCTTAGGAAATGGAGTTTTTGTGTTTACACCACTTGCTTGAGCTGTTACTGGCTTGGTAGCTGGTGACATTGTTTTGTTGCCGCCCACACTGTTTTGTACTTTACCAATCAACTCGCCTGTTTTTGGAGCAGGACGGCCTTGAGCTGTGTCACCAGTCATTTTAACTGGACTAGCTGCCATGCCTTTTGCACCAGAATTCTGTGGCACTACACTTTTTGTATTGGCACCGTCATCACCCATTTTTGCAGGTGTTACTTTGGACAAACTAACAGCTTCCATCATGCCCATTTCTTCGTCAGTAAATTCAGCTGTGTCTGTGTCGTCCATTTCTAAAGCGTCGCCGCCGTCGATATCAGATACACTATCACCACCTTCATCACCACCCATCAATGACTCAAATTCAGCCATGAGTTCGTCTAACTTGTCTTCTAAGTCAACCACACGGTCTTCAATGTCACCTTCGTCATGGTCTTTTTCCATGTCGTGTGTGAGATCTTCGCCGTCTTCTTCGGCTGCATCGTCAAATTCAACATCTGACTCTTCTTCTTCTTGCATGCCTTGTTCTTCAGCTTCAACGTTGTCAATTAACTCGTCGCTAGCATCGCCACCAAAGTCTTCGTGCATTTCATCGTACTCGATGTCTTTGGCAACTTTTTTGCCTGCTTTTTCGGCATGGTCGTCGCGTTCTGCATCAGACTCTTCGTCCAATTCTTCAGCTTCGTCTAATTCTTCGTCTTCCTCATTCATGAGGTTTTCGTAGATTTCACGGGACTTTTCTACCACGATATCGTGGAAAAGTTCTTTGGCTTTTGCCTCTTCATCATTGATCACGTATTCGATCAATTGTTCAAATTTCGATGTCATATTTTCTCCTTAAAGAATGGCTCGTAGATATATTTACATATATTACAAAATATAGGTACTTTTAAGGTTTAAAAGTGTTAGTTTTTGACTGTTTTTATTACAGTTTTACTACATTGCCGGAGCGGCAGGAGGAGGTGCATATTGTTGACGCACCTTTTTGAGTTTTTCTTTGTATTCAAAATTACGCACATCATTCATTTGACGTAATTTACTAAGTTGCTGTAGAGTGAGACGAGTCTTACGCAGGTCGCCCAATTGCGGTTGACTGTTGTCTTGACTCACATCCTGATACGCTTCAGGGCTACGGTTGTATAGTTCGTTAAGGATCATGCTGTATTTATATTGTAGGTATCGGAGGAGCACCGCCACCTGCGGCACCTGCACCAGGGCTTTGACCAGCAGCCGGAGGTGTTCCGCCAGCTTGTGGAGCACCTGCTTCAGCACCACCTTCAGCACCGGCTAGCTCTTCACCAGTGGCAATGTCTTGTTCCATGCCTGCGGGTGTAATACCAATTGAGCGTAGATCTTGACCTTGTGTAGTTTCAAGGTCTGGTTCATCACGTTCTTCCATCCACATGGCTTCGTTTTCAACAATTTCTTCTTCGCTAAGGCCTAAATAACGCTTCATCATAAAGCGTTTACTCATGTAAGGCAAGGGTTCTAGCTGTGTAAATGCACTGATACGTGTGGTATCCAACTCACTTTGACGGTAACTGGCAAAGTTTTGTGGCTCACATAACGTAACATTAAACAGGCCAGAGTCAATGTTAAATCCTCTCCAACGCAAGAACATTTTAAATTCGTCATCTAATTTCTGCATGACCAAGCGTTGTAAACGCATGCAGTACTGGTTAAAACGGTATTCTTGTATGAGTGCTGTGCCCACACGACCGTCATTCATGGCCAGATTTGAGTCGTCTGGACCGGTGGGCAAATAGCTACTTGGCACACGCAAACCACGTGCCATTTTGTTGTTAAAGTATTTTAAATCGTCAATTTCGCCTAGATTTTGTCCGCCTTGCAAGGTGTCTACACTACTGCCGCGGCCACTGGCACCGTTGAACGGAAAGAAGAAGTCTTCGTTGATACTGAGTGGATTATAGCTGGCATCCATCATGTTGGCACCACCACCTGTGGTGGTAGGAATACGACGCTGATGCATTTCGTTTTTGACACGCTCAACAAACTGCATGGCCATGTGGCTTGGCATGTCGCCCACGTCAATTTTAAACACACGACGCTCTGGAGCACGTTGTACACGATAAATCAATACTGAATCTTCCAGCAGTTCTTTTTGTTTGTAAACTTTGAAAATGTTTTCTAGGATACTTTGTCCAAATGGCCAGAAAAAGTCCAAGCCTTCGTTTAGGCTAATGTGTACCACGTGACGACTATCAATGCAAGTTTCGTTCATGGCCTGTGTGAAACGGCTCTGTCCACCGCCACCACCTGCTCCACCGCCACCACCGCCATTGGGTGCAGAATAGTTGTTTTGTCCTGCAGATCCTGTGGCACGACTCACATAGTAATCACTTGTAGTCTTTTGTGCCACACTCATGTTTTGGAAGTTAGGGTTAATATCGCGAATGATATACTGCTCAGGACGCTTGCCTTCGCTTTCGTTTACAATAACACGGGCAACTTTGACCATGTCTACCCACATCATTTCAAATGTTTCTGGGTCACGCACAAATACTTGGTCGCCGTACTTGATGGTGTTGCGAAACAGTTTGAATATACGCTGATCCAACTTGTTCATTTTGGTCCACTGCTGTAGTTGCTTTTTAATAATTTCTACTTCGTGGTCCGTGGGCTTGTCTGTAAAATTAATTTCAAACGGTGTTTCGTTTTCGTTATTCATCTGAGTACTAAACTCAGCTATGATGTCTAAACAGGCATTTACTTCACTATCGCAGTCCATGTTTTCGTACTGATTATAACGTTCAATACGATTAGGATGCCCAGAATATACCTCTGGTAGTCTGCTGGCATAGTTGCGGAAGGCAAAGTCATTGCCTGTGCCACCGTTTTCAAACCCTGCACCAGTTTGGCGTGGGTAGTTAGGTAGTCCAAACTGGTTTTGTCCTGAAATAGGACTCAGTTGTCCGCCGGTGTTGGCAACCTTAAAGTACTTTCTCCAACCCCCATTACGCCCGTTGCGGCCGCTGTCTATAGCCATTATCTAATTCCTTAGTAGTGCTATATTTACCGCAGTCTAGCTAGAGTACTGTAATAATTTTTGATCTACCGACAGCTGACTTTTGAAAATTGATGCCAGCTCTTCTAGTTTGGCCAACTGCATGGTCATCATTTCGGTATTGCCGCCGCCCAAATTCATAGCAGAACTTTCGGGTGTGTCAAGTGGCACAATAGCTTCTGTACCGTGCATGGTAAGGCCCGGTGAGTATCCACCACTAGGACCGCTTAACACTGCACCGGAAGCGGCAGAAACTTGAGCATGTATGTGTCCAGCTGTGGCTTTGCTACTGGGATTGTTATATTCATCAATGGCCAGACTTGCACCCATGTTTTTAAGCATGCCCACAATTTTTTCACCTTCTTCTGGACTAGGTGGTGACGCTAAGGCAAAGTCCATGGCACGGCCAGTTGTGTGACTGCTACTGGGCGATTTTTCTTGATGGAACTTGTCGTTGAAGCCACTAAAGTAGGCAAAACCTGGAACTGTGGCCTGTACTTTTTTGGCCATTTCTATCAGTTGTGTGCTGATTTGTGCACCTGATGCTTGCACGTCGCCTTCTTTGATCTTGAGACCCATTTTGGCTAGATCTTTTTGGCTGGCTGTGGTTCCTGCTGCGGCCATAATTTCTGAACCACCCATGTCCATACCAGTACCAGTTGAACCCGGCTCAACCGCGGCAGCACCTGTATCTTCTCCGCCAATCATTGCGTTAATAAATTTTGTGAGACCTGCTAACGCACCACTTACTTTTTCTACTGCTGCAGCTGCGTATGGCAATGCTTTGATGGTCATTTTTTGAACTTCCATGCCCATGCGTTCAATTTGTTTTTGTGCTTCAATGGTGTCTTTGGTCAGTTTATCTTGTGCAGACAGTTGTGCTTCTCTAGTGGTTTTAGCTTTATCTGCACTTTTTTCTAGATCTCTATTGATAAAATCCATAGAGCCAGCAACGTTGCCATATGCTTCGCTATTGCCGTCAACTACCTTGGCATGTTGAAGCATGGTTTCTTTATTGTTCTTCATGGCCGCTTGCAATTCTCGCTCGGCCTGATCTTGATCAATCTCTCCAGATTTGACACGAGCAATAATGTCTTGTGCGGCACCATTGGTTTGATTCATCAACTGCTTGGCTGCTTCGGTGTTGGCTGCTCCTGACACTAAATCCCTTGTGCCTTGTCCTAGCTCTTTGCTGTAACTGCTCATGCTGGTCTGCAGGGCCATTAATGCTTTGGCTTCTTTTTCTTTGCCTTGTGACAGCAAGTCTTCGTAGTTGGCTCGGAAACGGCTTTCGCTTAGGGCAGAATCTTGTTGTTTTTGTATGGCGTCTCGGCTCATGCCTGTGACTTTTTGCAATTGGTCCAGCTCCATGGCATATTCTTTGGCACCCAGTGCCAATTGATCTGCTGTCATGCTTTGACTACGACCCAGTCTGGTTTGCTGGCTTGCAAAGGCTCCAACTGTTTCACCAATCTGGTCAGCATTCATACCCAACATACGCAAACTGTCATCGTTACCTTGTGTTAATTTGCCAACTGCTTCAGAAAATACCTTGGCACCATCGCCGGCAATGCCCGACATTCTGGCCAGGGCTACTGAATTGGTTTGTACCAGCTTGGTCCACGATGTTAATGCTAATCCTGTTGCGTTGGACTGATCCAACACACCTTGCATGCCATCGGCACCCAATGCACCCACTTCCGCCATGCTGTTGAACGACTTGGTTGCTTGATCCATTTGATCCAGCAAGAACTTGGCTGCTTCGGCAGTTGCTTTGAGTGTAGCCGACAGTGCATCACCAGCAAACGGTATGGCTTTGGCCATGCCACCTAGTGCATTGGCTGCAATGTCTACTACCTTGTTCATGGACTTGAAGCTGGTATCACCTTCGCCAACAGTTTTGGCCAGACTGCCAAGACCTGGGCCAATACTCTTGACGCCTTTCCATGTGGCTTTGCCAAAGGCCTCTAGGCCTTTTTCAGCGTCTTGGCTGGCTGAGGCAAGCCCTTGTACAGCTTGACGCAATTCGTCCATTTGTTGTTGTAGTTCGTTATCAGTTGCCATTTATCAAGTCCGATAGTTTAATAATTTTTCTTTGTAGGATAACTGCTCACGAGCAGTAGATATCATTGCGTCAAGCTGTGTTAATTGTAGCCCGTACAGCTCATTGTCGTTGCCAGCTTGACCAGACATTGCATTGCTTAAATTTTCTGGTGTCAACGGTTTGACATCAATACCTTCCATGGATGAGTTGGGTTGATAGCCACTCATAGGGCCACTTAGGATAGCACCAGCGGCTGCACTGGCATATCCGCCTCCGCCCATTTTTTTGTCTGCCCATTCTTTAATGTCTGCTACTGTAGACATTTTTTGAAGCATAGGGTTTGCTTCCATTTGCGATGGGCTTATTACGCTAGCTAGTGGTGCCGAGTCTGGTTGGCTTAGAACTTTTACAGCACCATTGGGGCCCAAGAAGTGTGCCAGATAAATGGCTGCATCAGAGGTGCTTACCTTTTGTTTTTCCAGATACTGACGATTAGTATCCATTAGCTGATTTAATGCTTCTTTTTGTACACCAGTATCTGATTTATAATCATCCCAGGTTTTACCGTACAGAGGATTTTCTTTGCCAGCTTTGCCGGCCAGCCCTTCAAACGTACCTTTGGTAAACTGTGCCAGACCAAATGCCGAACTTGTAGCTTTGCCGCCTTCACCACTTTGATTGGCTATGTTTTTTCCGCCTGACTCAGCTTGTATAATTTTTTCTGCCAGTGTTTTTTTCTGATCATCACTACCACCGGCTTGAGCGGCCATGATTTCGCCGCCACCCATGTCCATGCCGGTACCAGTTGACCCAGATGCTACCAATGCACGATCAACCCGCTCGTCGTCTTTTTTACCTAGCTGTTTATTGACCCATTTGAACATGTCGGCCATGGATTTGGCTACATTTTTCACAACCGGTGCTGCTTTGTCCATGAACGTAAATCCCAGCTCTTGGATTTCTATATTCATACGTTCAATATTTTTTTGTGCTTTGACCGTGTCTTTGGTCAATTGGTCTTGGCCGTCTATTTGAGCTGCTGTAGCTGTTTTGGCCTTGTCCCAGGCCTTATTAAGATCTCGATTATTAAAATCAGACAGTTCGGCTTGATCAACAAACGGACTAGTATTTTTGTCTGCTGTTTTAGCGTACTGTCGTTGGCTGTCCATGTTTTTTCTAGTGGCTGCTTGCAATTCAACCTGTGCTTGCTTTTCATCAATTTGACCGCTTTTCATTCGATCAATAATGTCATTAACAGCACCACCACTGGATGCTATCAGGGCCTTGGCGGCCTTGGTATTGGCACCCCCTAATATATCTCTGATGCCTTTTCCTAGTTCACCATCGCCCATGGCTGTTGATAATCTTAAAAATTTCTGTGCAGTTTCGCCTTGACCTTTGTCGGTCATGTCTTGTATGTTGGCTCTGAAACGACTTTCACTTAATGCCTTGTCTTGTTGCTTTTGTATTTCACTGCGATTCAGGCCTGTGACTTTTTGCAGTTGATCTAGTTCTATGGCATACTTTCTGGTACCATCAGCTAGTTGCTGATTGGATTTGCCTTGGGCTTCTCCAAGACGTGTTTGCTGTGACAAATAGGCTGCAGTGGTTTCACCTATTTGCTCTGCATTCATACCCAACATACGCAAGCTGTCATCACCTTGTTTGGTAAACTTTCCTACTATGTCACTAAAGTCTTCGGCACCTTCGCCAGTGACGCCACGCCAACGTGCTAAAGCCACAGAGTTTTGGCCTACTATTTTGGTAAAACTGGTCAACGGCATGCCCGACGCAATAAATTGTCGTTGCATTCCTTTGATGCCATCAGCAGTGGCGGCACCAACTTTGGCCACATCATTATAGGCCTTGATGGATTGATCCATTTGTTTAAGTAAGAATTTGGTAGCTTCGCCTGTGGCTTCGATAGCCGCAGCTGCAGCTTGTCCTGCGTAGGGAACAGTCTTGGCCATAGCTTGCAACGCACCGCTGGCTATGTCAACTACATTTTCCAAACTTTGAAAACTGGTTTTTCCGTTGCTGGCACCAGCGGCCCAGCTTCCTAGACTTTTGGTAACTGCAGCGGCACCTTGCCCAGTGGCTTTTAAAAAAGCATCTAAGCCTTGTGCGTCATCTTTGGCTTGGCGAGAAATACCTTGAAAGGAATCTCGCAATTTGCTCATTCCGTCAATTATTTCATCATTTTCATTGGCCATGGGTTTTTAGCTCGCTAAGTAGTATACTAATACTTATGGTGAAAAAATGACCCAAACTACCAATCCTTTGAGCAAATACTTTAGACAACCAGCAATTCATTTGCGGTTGCCCAGTGGCGGGAAATTTTATCCTGCAGGCACAGTAGCACTGCCGCCCAATGGTGAAATTCCAATATTTCCTATGACTGCTGTGGACGAAATTACCAATCGAACGCCAGACGCCTTGTTTAACGGTGCAAGTACCGCTGGAGTTATTGGCAGTTGTGTGCCAGCTATTGCAGATCCGTGGGCAGTAACAGCCGTGGATCTTAGTGCATTGTTGTGTGCTATTCGACTAGCCAGTTACGGACACGAAATGGAAATTTCGTCTACTTGTCCTAGTTGTGGCCACACTCATCAGGTCACAGTTGATCTGCGTACAGTGTTAGACAACATAAAAATGCCCGACTACGATAAACCGTTGTCAATTGGTGATTTAACCATGTTCTTTACGCCACTAACCTATCGTCAAATCAACGATATCAGCCGTGTACAGTACGAAGATTCAAAAATTATACAAATTGTCAACAACAGCGACACCGGCGAAGAAGAAAAAATGAAACAGCTAGGTGATGCATTTAGACGCATTACCAACTTGACTATTCGCAGTATCAGTGCTTCGGTTGCCGCAGTTAAAACTTCAGATGCTATGGTAACCGACGGCAAGCAAATTGAAGAGTTTTTGGTCAATGCACCAAAGAACGTGTTTGAAACAGTACGTGACAAAGTAATTGAACTGAGATCACAAACAGATATTCCCCCACTACAACTTACTTGTCCTGAATGCTCGCATGAGTATAAACAAGAGTTTACTCTTGACATGTCAAATTTTTTCGAAACCGCCTCCTAGTCCTAGACTCCGAAGGCATCGGCCTTATGGTCGAAGCCATGGAGAAAGAAACACGCAACATTCGGCTTGATGTTTTAAAATTGTGTTGGTACATGCGAGGCGGGGTAACATACGATGAAGCCATGCAGATGAGTCGATCCGAACGCGGCATTATCGATGACATCGTAAAAGAAAATCTTGAGACTACTAAAAAATCTGGATTGCCTTTCTTCTGATGCTAGACTTAACAACTGTAAAACAAGCAATAGAGCAGTGGATAGTAGACTTTGTAGAAGTTCCTCATCCTGCACTGGGCAACTGGGCTCCGTGCCCGTATGCTAGAAAAGCTAGACTAGATAAAGACTTTGAAGTCAGGTTAGGCACAGATCCTTATGTAGACTTGCTGGAGATTTCCAAAAGTGGATTAAACAAGAGTGTTATTATCTTTGCTTACGATCCTGCATATTGGGAATACCGGCATTTTAGCGAAAGTCTACGGGCTGCAAACATTGTGCACCTATTGGATAACAACTTGTTGGCTTTAGAGGATCATCCAGGCGATCCTGAAATTGTCAATGGTGTTAGTATGAATCAAGGTACCTATGCCTTGGCTCTGGTGCAAAGTCTGAGTGACCTAAATGAAAAAGCCCAACTTGTTGCCAAGAAGGGCTTTTATGATACCTGGCCTGAAGAATATCTAACAGCTTTGTTTACACATCGTAAAGATCCGAGACAGATTTAAGTTTGCTGTCTCGTTGGCATAACCAACGGTATCGATCTGTATCAGCAGTCCACTCTGCTCCATCCCACCACTCAAATCCCTGTACGTTTGATTTGTATACACTGCTACGTTCATATCCTGGGCCAAGATACACAAACTCATAGCCTGATTGTTTGGCCCACGCAATCTCGTGCTGTAGACTAGTGTTGCCCAACTTGGTAGCTGGTCGACTGTAATCCCAAACAAACAAACAAGTTTCAATGGCTTTAGGTGTGTAGTGTCTGAGTTTGGCCCATGCTACCCAGGCATCGTTTTGATAATAGGCCATGATTCGATCTTGTGTAAGTCGAAAACCAACTTCAAAATATTTTTTAAATTTTTTATAATAACAATATGCAGTATAGATATGATCCATTTCTACTAACTGACTTGGTGTTGGATCTGCAATTAACTTTGCGTTGTTCAACAACTCGTAGTCAGTATCCGTTGTGCGTACTCTGGTGCTACGACTCTGATACCATCGCATTTGCCCGCGATCAATAGTAAGCAAAAACCCAAAATCCAACGCAGCATCAAACTCGGTGTCAGCTACATCAACTAACTCACATCCAAAGTGAAAGCACTCGCCCTGCTCCTGGTGACCAAAATTATGATTGAACTGTATTTTCATTTAAATATACCCATATAACTATTTAAGGATAAACATGGACCTGTATACAATTTGGGCAAACAAAGAAGGCGACATCACGGACATTGATTGGGTCAATGGAATGAAAAGTTTCTCTGAGCATTTGATCACAGAAGGCAAAATGGAATCATACAGAATTACTAGATGTAAAATGGGCTTCCGTAGTATTGCTGACATGCCTGAATGGATGATACTGATGGAGTTCAAAGATATGGGTCAAATGGACTCGGCTTTTAAACGTGTTGCTCCACTTGAAGGTGAGCTTGAGACAAAACACAAAAGCTTCAATCAGTTTGTTGCAGGAGACATTCAACATGCCTTGTTTCGAGATTGGCCTGATACATTCTGATTGATGTTAAAAGATTAGCTACGCTAATCTATGTGTTTCGCTAAAGCTCACACATGATTGTTTTTCTTTAGCATTATCCAGATTATGCGGTCACAATTCACCGTATGCACGGTGAACTGACTTCTACATTATCCGAGTTGTAGCTGTCATTTATTATAATGAGATTGTATGTACACCATACACGGAGGCGGTTGACCGGTACCCCCTACTCAAGCTTCACATATCAACGGAACCCTAGTGACCCGATAATAAATCCAAGTCCTACGAGCATGGGTCGTATCTTTTTCAACGTTGCCCAAACCATTTGTTGCCTTAAGTTAGCAATTGCCTTTGACGCCCAAAGTTCTAGACCGGGTATTGCACCGTTCCTCGATGGGGATAGATCAAACATCTATCGCAGAGTCAGTAAAGCTGCCTATCTAAATTTTGTTTTTTATGTGACTACCGTGTATACGGCACACTATTTGTCCGTTATAGTAGTCGTCTGATTCCAATACTCTATGATTAAATTGTTCTCTAGCTTCTACGTAACTACACGCGGCCTTTGAGTTGCAATAAAATAATATTTCTCTTGTGAAGTTGTCTGAGCCTAGCTCTGCAATGTCTTTATTGAGTTGATCGTTGCTTCCATAGTATAGCTGCCAGTCTGAATCTATTTTGCTCTTAATTTTCTTGCGTTTTTTGTTGCCGTTCTTTAATTTTACTACTTTGTATGAGGTTTTACTAAATTTTGCTAATTTTTTTCCAATATACTTTCTGCCAGAAATGTTATTTGTGATCAAATAAACAAATCCGACACAATCTTCGGGTAGTTCTTGAATTTGAGTGTTTTCGTACAACCATACCATGGACTATTAGTTATGTTCAAAATTCACCCACGATACAATTTCTTCAATGCATGTATTTGATTGAGTGTTAGTAATTAGCTCAATGTAAGAACAGATATCTGTTGTATTAAGTCCATTACCAGTCCAGCTTGCACGACTACGAGACAATTCTGTATCTATACGATCCAGAGTTAACAAACTGGTTTTAAATAGCACTCGATTTTCTTTGAATGCTCGAGTCCATTGACGACTATGTTCTTTTAATGCTGTTTTACTAACGCGATAAGTTTCAAAGCTAGGAATAGGAGCAACTGTATTTTCACTTCCTGAACTGCCAATATTAATAATATATCCTGTTTTGTTTTCTTTGGACCACAGTTCGGCCACAGCAAATAACAACTTAACCTGTCCAAAATTGGCCCACTCTTCTTGAAATGGCCCATCAAAAGCATTGTTTATAAACACATCATAGTCTAAACTTTTTATAGCAAGTTTATCTATATCTTTAGTAATGTCGTAACCATTGCTACGACTATAACTATCTCCGTTAAAGTGATCAACAAATTTTGCACCTAGCCCGCGGTTGCCGCCAGTAATCATATATTTCATAATTTTTTTATTTCCTCCTTGATCCCAGACCTTGGTGAATTTTGATCCACAAGTCATCGAACACTCAAACAAGCGTCCGTTATCCAATGTTTTATTCCAACTTTCAACTAAATCTCCCCACATAGGGTTGTTAAATATTTCTTCAAGACTGTGTAGGTTAATATTAAAACTATCTAAATTATACGATTCTAAAAATGTTCTGACTTGATTTTTTCCGTCAACTTTACTAAGCTCGTTGGATTCTGGTAATACACCTTCTTCATAGAATCTTCGATCGTACAAATTATGTGTAAAAAAATTACAAGGCAACACCAATCCTTCGGCTGTAACAACTACCTTTTTTCCTAACAGTGCATCACAGTTGATCTTTGTAGTATTAAAGTATTCTTTAATATTGCCATACTGTTTTTTTAAGTCGGGCAAAAACATAATACTTTGATTGCGATATTCTGGATTTGTTGGGGGCTCAATTGCAAATCCGTTGTTAACCGGCCACAGCGGTATTTCTTCTAACGTCCTATGATTTAAAAATCTTCCAGTTTTTCTAATTAATACATTAAAAAACCCTAGCTCATTGCCCAATTGTTTTACTTTTTCAACTTCGGCTTCGTTATGACCAAACACTATAAAATTCCACTGTGCTCGTCCACCTGCGTTAATAAACGCTTTGGCATTTTCAATAACCTTGCTGTATTTTACATTTTTTCGATACAAATGCAAAGTGTTTTCAAGCCCATCGATGCCAAAATCAATTTGTCCATAGCCTGCCATTATATGTGCAATCTCTGCCCAATACTCTGGATCATGCACTCCGCCGTTGGTATGAAAGTATAACCATAGCTTTGGATTTTTTAATCTAAAGTCTCGAAGTATGTCCAGGAAGTCTGGATGCATAATTGGATCACCATAGCTACCACAGAAAAATACTTGTCGTAATCTATTACATAGTTCTGGTGTAAAGGTTTGATCTATAACATGACGATCGAGATGACACAACGGCATTCTTTTATTGATACCAATACCGTGATCGTTACGAGGGCACTGCGGGCAAGCAGCATTGCAATAACTAGTAATTTCTAATTGATACTCGTCAATCACTGTATAATTAAACATTCAACTCAACCTCTCGTTGCCATTGATCCTGGAACACCGTTTTATTTTTGTTTGTAGAACAAGTACTTGCGCACACCAAATTGGGTGTATCTGTTTTCCAAGTCAATTTTACAGTTTTTAAATCATCTTTAACAAAGTCTCGTTGAGTAGCTCCAATCCAGCAACACGGACTTAATCGACCTTGAGCATCAATGTACATACTTTTTTCATCAAGTGCATGACATTTAATAGGCCCTTGTTTGATTGCTGGTTGTTGCCATCCTATAGGAAATTCCAATCGATCAGTAAACCCACGTTTGCTAACTTTAGCACGGAACCACTTGAATCCCATGTCACGGGCCAACTGCTCGCACTCATCTACTTGATGTTGGTTGTGTTTGTACACCAGCATGTCCCATTGAGCATTTCCGCCAGCGGCAATGTATGCTTGAGCGTTGCTCATTAGCTTGGCCCAGTTTACATTTTTACGATATATCTGATTGGTATCCTCTAAACCGTCAATACTAAACACACAATAATCTTCTGGCTGATTGAATAACTTGCCCAAGGCATGCCAAAAAAATGTACTTTGAACAGCACCATTGGTATTCATGCCTAACACAATGTTGGGATTGATTTTTCTAAAGTAGTTGTAGATGTCCATGGTATAGTAGCCTGCAGCAGGATCGCCATAGTTGCCACACATAAACATTTTGTCTAATCGTGCTATTGCTCGATCGGTAAAATGTTGTTGAATATGTTCCACACGTAGATGATGCTTTGAACTTTTATTAAAGTTCGGATCGGTCTCTCTAGCACACATGGGACATGCTGCCTGACAAACGTCAGTAGGCTCAACATGGAGAACTCGAACCCTACGCAATTTCTACATCCGTGTTGTAACTTGTGAATCCACCTTCTTTGACTACTTTAAGAATGTTCTCAACTCGTCCAGCCAGCTCGTCTCTGTGGCTTACTAGCCAAATTGATTTGTGTCGTTCGCGGCTCATGTGTTTTAACAAGGCTAGAGCATTTTCAACACCTTGCGTATCCAACCCGTTGTCGATCATTTCGTCTATAAACAACAGATTGATAGGTTGGTATAGGCTTTCAAACACATCTCTGAATGCCCAGCTCATACTTAAGATTAGTCTATTACGTTCACCACGACTCAAGTTATCAAAGTCCAGCTCACGGCCTAGCTCTTCGATGCTGACAGTTAAGTCATTTTGGAACACTACTGTGTGTGGCAAGCCTACACGATCTAGGTAGTGCGTTAGTCGAGCATTTAGATAGCTAAGATTTTGTTCAATAATCTTTTTACGGATAAAGCTGTCTTTGCTGGTGAGTAGTTTGAGCAAGAAGTCTTGATGCTCTTGTAAGCGAGTAAGTTCATTAAGTGCGTCATATGTTATCTCCTGAAGGGCCTGTTGTTGCATTTCCGTAATTTGTTCTGCATACGGATCTGTTTCTGCGTGTTTGGTGGCGATCTGTTGTTCTAAATTACTCAAAGTAGCTTGATGCTGGATAGCATCTGATTCCTTGTCATAAAACATTACAGGTGGTTTACCTAACACGCCCAAGGCTGTGTGGGCAGTCTCCAACTCTGATAACAGGGTGCTGTATTCCGAGCTACTCTGTCGAGCTGTAGCCAACTCCGTCTGCTTGCTTTCCAAAACTTGTTCGTGCTTACTGTCGTGGAAGGCCTGTCCGCACGTATGACATTCATGATTTTCAAGCGTTTCAATTTCTTTTGATAGTTTGGCCGCCAACTTTTCTTCCCGACCAATATCCAATTTGATCCGCGAGATCTGACCAGATAGTTCATTGATATCCTTCCGCTTTTGATCCCATGCCTTGTGATCCGTGTGAGCTTGGATCTCTGTTTCAATCTGTATATTTTGTAACGCCTTGAGGGCTTTCTCAAGTTCCGCGATATCTTCGCCATGTTTGGTGACCCATAATGTTTGTCTACGCTTCAATGATTCAATCTGTTCTTCGATACGCTTGTTGGCTTCTTGAACAGCCCGAATTCTAAATTCTTCTTGTGTAATGCCTTCTTTGGTGGATCTATTGTGTTCTTTGATCTTGTCAGCACGTTCACTCAACATGGTAATGCCTAACAACTGCTCAATGATAGTGCGTTGATCATTTGCTTTGAGACTTAGGAAAGGTTCTGTGTAGGTGTTAAGTGCCAGGATATGTTTGAACATGTCATGACTTAGGCCTAGTGTCTGCTCAATAGCATCTTGCGTTTCTCTTGAATCACCTTGTGCTTCATCTGTGACCACTTGTTCTTGATTGTTTACAAAGAATCTTAGCACGTTGGGTTTACGTCCACGTTCAATCCGATAATCTTTGCCACCCACACTGAAATCCAAACTGACCAACATGTTTTTATTGTTGGTTTTGTTTACAAGGTTATCCTTGCGGATATTGCTGAGTGCTTGTCCGTATAGGCTGTAGCTGAGAGCATTGATAATTGTGGTTTTACCTGTGCCGTTACGACTGCCATCACCGCCTAGATCCAAGTTCTCACCTAACACTAATGTCAAGTCCTTGCGATCAAAGTCAATAGCTTGTGTGCTATTGCCCACACTCATAAAATTCTTTACGGTTAAGTTTTTTATATGGATCATAGGTTCTGATAGATCTTTAACAATAGTTTTGGATCGTAAAATTCACTTTCAATATTGGTTAGTTGATCAGTTACAATCTGATCTACACTTTCAAACTTGACTTCACCAGGTGCCATGTCTAAATCTACAGCTGAACTTTTAACAGGGATCAAGGCCATTTCTTTTAAGTTATAATCTCGAACAAATGTGTCCTTGATAAAATTAGCTTCTTCGTAGCTGATGTCAATATCTAATTCTACACGAACATGCATGTTAGGTACAAGTATTTTGGGTGCCGAATCAATGACCTGACTTAATTTAAGCACACGATACATGGGTTGTCTTGGCCACGCATGATACACTGGCTCACTTCCCCACTCGAGTATCATCATGCCACGATCAGCATCGCCGGCGTCGGCATAGTTATGTGGAAAGCAGTTGCCAATGTAGTTGATATTCTTTTTCTGTTGTCGTAAATGGAAGTGCCCACTAAACACCTTGTCAAAACCGCCAAAACTTTCTACCTTGACTTCGCCGTGGTCTGGCATTTCTACCATGGCATTCATTTTAAAGTGTGGCAATTCAAAATGCCCAAACATGTACTTGGCTGACATTTTTGGAATACGTTTATGATCATCACCCACCAGCCAGGGTGCGATTATGACATCGCCGTCTTGGAACCAATCATTGACAATCTGTATGTTGGGGATATGTTTAGCCCATTCAGTACTGTAGATATCTCGTTTGTCACGGTAATACAAATCGTGGTTGCCTGGAATAAAATAAAAACGATCAAATGCCGCTGACAGCTTTTCTAAACTACGCAGACTGTACTGCAAGGTCTGCATGTTTATAGCCGCACGTTGGTGGCTCCAATCGCCAAGGAACATGCCAGTTTCGCATCCATTAGCTCGGGCCGTTTCAATAAACCAATCAATAAAATCACTACAATCTTGATTGTGTTGTAGGCTATTTGATTTTAGGCCAAAGTGGATATCGGTACATACTGCTACTTTTTTAAATAGACTCATATCCTAGAGTATACACTATAAAAATGGGTTTCGCAACCCATCTGGTTAAGTTTCGTCGTTATATTCGGCAATGTCAATATTTGTAACAACAGATCCAAAGTTGGGATTTTTCTTGCCAGAGTTTTGTCGAGTCCATGAAGGATTAAGTCCGTTCATCTCTAATACATCGTCACGTATGTTTTGATTTTTCTTTTCTAAATTGAGAATGCGAGTAAAGCTGTTGGTAATGGCAGCAGTATAATAGGCAAATGGGTTTTGACTTTTTGACTCATCGAACTGTAAGCCAATTTGACTTAACTGCAACAAGGCTTGTCCACGCATTTCTTCATTGTAAGTGTATCCTCTCCAGTTGCTACGAGTAGCATAACGTTCGCACAGCTTCATGTACATGGTAGCAAGTGTGCGTGTAGTTTGTCCGTGATCCTTGCTGAATTCTCCATGTTCAAAATCGCCAACCCAGTGACTTTTACCTACTTGGAATGGCTGTTTGTTCTCATCCAATCGATAATGATAAAACGGCGGAAAGTTCAAGCGTACATGCTTTTCGTCCAGCACAGGAATGTCCAACAGGTCAGCCAAGGGATCTTCTTCTGCCAGGTCTAGTTCAAAAATATCTTCTATTTTTTTCTTTTTAGCCGCAGTTTTGGGCACTTTTTTGGGTGCCATGGGTATGTGTTCCCAACAGGTAATGCGGAATACCAAGTCGGTATTGGCAATTTTTTTAGGGTCTACTATGACACCTTCACGCTTTAAACGATCTGCTTTGTTGCGACGAGCTTCGGCAATAGTACGCTGATTAATTTTTTCTACAGTGGGTAGAATGATGTCGTACTGGTGATCCGTTACAGGATCTAGGTATGCACAGTAGGTGTTTTTGCTAAGGTGTATTTGTTTTAAGATATCTCTGTTGTTGAGATAATTGGTTTTTGCTGGTGTTCTTGTGGATGTAGTTGACACTAACGAATCTCCTAATAATATATTTATTGTAGCACAAAAACCACAGTTGTCAACCGGAAATCATAATCTGGGTGGTTTATTTTACCGGTAAATATATGATAGGAAAAATACCATGCCATTTATACCAGACCCTAATAACCCCACTGGCCCTTTTATCGAAATAACCGATGCTGAGTATAAAATCTGGGTTAACAATGTAGTGTCAGGAAATAACGCAATTCCTGAAACACAAGCTGTTCAACTTCAAGAAGTGCCGCCACCAGCGGTGCCCCCAGCAGCTACTGCGGTTCAAACAGACAGCACAGTTTCCGTCGGGCAAGAACTAAATGAATATGGCGATGTGTACACACCGTTACCTACACAAAATGTAATTGCTCAGCTTCAAGCTGGGGCAATCACAGAGGAGCAAGCACAGCAGATTCTCAAATTTGGCGGAACTGTTCCAACTTCTGAAATTAACACCAATTCGGCTACATCGGGATTAACGCCAGCACAGTTAAGTGCCCTGGGTGGAGCAGATCCTACTGATCCGTTTATTCGTGCCAGGTTGGGATTACCAGCTATTGGCGTGAGTCAGCCAACCTTGGTTGATGCTGTCAGCAATATTAGTTTTCCTAGCCTTAGCAGTATTCAAACCAGCATTGGAAATACATTTGCCAGCATTGCTGATTTTTTTACTCCTGCCTCATCTACTGTGTCGGCCAGCTCAGTAAAAACAACACCAACAGGCCCACAATTTCAAAATGAGTACGGAGATTTTTATACTCCCATTGATCCGGTACCTGCCAGTTCAGTACAAACCGTTGCCACCTCTCCTCAGTTGCAAAATGAGTACGGAGATTTTTATACTCCCATTGATCCGGTACCTGTTAGTTCGGTACAGACTACACCAACTGATCCATTAAGTGATGCCTACTACGAACAATTTGTACAATCTTTTAGCGAAGCAGACGTACAAACTGGTCCTGCCTTTGCACCCACAGCCGCACTAGATGAAACACCGTTGGTTTCTGTTAGTGAGGTAGATACTTTCCCAACAGATGTAAATCCTAATATTAATCCTGAAGTACCAGAATTACCTAGTGAAGTAAGCAGTGGATTTTATGACAACACTCCTGTGGTAGTAGATGCACCAGTTACCGATCCAGTGCCCGAGACTTCAGTACAGTTTGATGCCAATAATGTAGATCCTGCTGTTGATGCAGAAGCACAAGCACCAGTTGAAGATCCAGTGCCACTAAGCGAATTAGATCAAGTTCCGGTAGCACCTTACGATGACAGTGAAGCGGCCAACGCACAATTAAATCAAGACCTTGCTGACGCCGCTGAAGCCAATACTGATCTAGTAGAAATACCGCCTCCAGTTGACCCAGAACAAGATCCCACTGCCGGCGGGAATTTTGTAGAAACAGAGCCCGGTGTATATACTGTTGCTGAAGACATTCCAGAAAGCCAGGCCGAAGAACAAGAGTTGGTGCCAATTCCTGACCCTGATGTTTCGGCATCAGATGTGGCTCGTAGTCCAAATCAGTATACTCCAGAACAGTTAAATGCTATTGCTGCTGCCAACGGAGTTGATGCTGGCGATGGTGGAATCAATGTTCAATCATTGTTTGATCAAGAAGCCGCTGCTGGTGCTGCATCAATTACACAAGGATTGATAGACCAAGCACGTCAACAGCAAACCATAGCAAACCAACGTCGCCAGGTCAATAACGGCGACTGGCGTGTGAGATTAAGACTAGCACCCAGTGCCAATTATCTTTACAAATCACCTAGTCCTGGAATTATGCAACCACTGTCAATTACCGACGGTGTATTATTTCCTTACCTGCCCACAATTGATACTGCTTACAAAGCCGACTATGATCCTTATACTCTAACACATTCAAACTACAAAGGTTATTTTTACAAAGGCAGTTATGTTGATGCTGTTAACCTTAGGTGTCCGTTTACAGCACAAAGCAGTGGCGAAGCCAATTACTTGTTGGCTGTGATTACTTTCTTCAAATCTGTGACCAAAATGTTCTACGGACAAGATGCACAGCGTGGAGCTCCTCCACCGCTGGTATTTTTGTCTGGACTTGGTCAATATCAATTCAATGAGCATCCTTGCGTGGTCAGCCAGTTCAATCTTAACTTGCCCACAGACGTAGACTACATACGTGCTGGCAGTCCCAACAATGTAGGAATAAATCTAACCAATCAGCGAGCCCGTCAAGATGTATCAATTCCTGGTGGCGGCAACCTGGGCAGATGGGCACAATTGCTGGCACAAGGTATCAGCAAAGGTGCTATAGACAATCCTCCAGCACCACCTACACTGGGATTAAATAGTCCAACCTATGTACCTACCAAGATGGAAATTTCAATCACATTGTTACCAATACAAAGCCGTCAACAGGTCAGCAAACAGTTTAGCGTCAAAGAATTTGCCAATGGCAATTTAATTAAAGGAGGATTCTGGTAATGGCCACCACTTACGATTCAACCAGTCCGTACTTTACTACAGGATACAGTCAATTTTTCTTGGATGTAATGACCAATCGTCCTATACCCAAAGAAAACGACGATCGCTTGTTTAAAATCAATGTGACTTATCAATACCGACCTGATATGTTGGCATATGACTTGTATGATACGCCAAATCTTTGGTGGGTATTTTATCAACGCAATCCCAACACCTTAACAGCACCACCTTTGGATTTCAAAGCCGGTACCACAATTTATCTACCCAAAATTACTACCTTACGATCAGTACTAGGATTCTAACATGGCCGAAGACTACGATTATGCTGCTGGCCTAGCCGGAACCGATCCAGACCTAGCACCTGTTGACAGTGCTGGAGATGTTGTTACTGAAGAAGCACAGGCTCGCAGTGATGACGCTTATGCTGGCAACCCACCCGATGATCCAGCACCGGAACCCATTGATGTTGAAGGCAGAATAACCGCTGAAGATGTTGAAGTTGGCACCAACGATCCAATTAGAACATTAAACGACACACAGGCCACGCCACCTTCTAATCCCAATGCCCGTGGCAATTTTTCCCCAGGCCGAGCAACCACACAAGGCGGAGTAGGAGCACCCGGAGACGACTCTGGGGCTGTAACTAAAAACACCACCAGAACTGCAATCGATGGAGTGTTCAACACTGGCAAAATTATACCACAGGCCAACATATTAGATCAGTACGGTAGTTATACCTATGCAGCCAGTTTATACTTGATGAAGCCCGAAGCTTACACACAGTTGATGAAGTCATCAAAAAAAACCATAGCCGGCAGTCAGTTATTGATTCAAAGTGGTGGTGCCCCAGTGGGCGGACGCAATCCTTATTTTTCCAATGATTATTATATTGACAAAATTGTTCTTAAAAGCGTAATCACAGGCAAAGGAACCAATGCCGCACACAATGTTAACGATGTAAAATTTACCATTACAGAACCCAATGGCATATCCTTAATACCAAATCTTGATAAAGCTGTGCAATCGTATCTGGGCGGTGCCGGTGAAAAAAAGAAAAACTATGCGTCAGCTGTTTATCTTTTGGTCATGAGATTCTATGGCTATGACGATACTGGAAAATTAGTTCAAGGCGGCGTGCCTGGAGTATTCAACGGCACCGGTGCTGGCAGTGCATTTGTTGAAAAATTTTATCCCATTACCATAAGTGATATTAAATTCAAAGTGGCCAACAAAGTTGTAGAATATGAAGTAACCGGCACTGCCGTCAGCACACAAGTTGCAGCTGGTGCAGTACGTGGTAGTATTCCATACAATGTTGAGCTAGGCGGAATGACAGTAAAAGAAGCCCTCAACGGCCCGGCACAAATAGTAGATGGAAAAACTGGAAAACCAGTCAACGACACCAATGCCGCAGATCAAGTCACAGGGTCGCGTACAGTTGCTGGTGCAACCGCTGTGCCTACCACTAATGAACGAGAAAGCACCACAACATCTGAGGCACCTGGAGCCGAAGGCAGTGCCGAAGCCAATGCACCGTCTGCACCACCCAAGGCCAGTTCAGCTCCCTCACCAAAACCTACAATACGTCAAGGATTGTTTTCGGCACTCAATCAATTTCAACAAGAGTTGGTTAAAAAGGGAATTTATACCTACGCAGACACCTATAGCGTAGAATTTGCCAACCCTAGTCTAGAACAAGCAACAATACAAGTCAAGAATCCAGAAAAGAATCAAACTGGGTCGTCCAAGCCTGCCACAGCGGCCGACGCAAAAGACCCAGCCAAGAATCGTGTAGATAACAAAACTAGAAATCTCAGTGTAGTAGCCGGAACACAAATTGTACAGTTCATAACCAAGATTCTACAAAACAGCAGTTATGTTACTGATCAGGCCATTGTCAAAGCCAGTGAACAACCCAGCGGCAAATTGGAATCCAATGGCAAACCTGGCAACAATGTGGCCAGTTTCAAAATCAACATGGTGGCCACGCCCAAGAAATATGATCCTAAACGCAATGACTATGCCTACGATATCAAGTATGTGGTCAGCCCTTACAAGCTCAGTAACTTGATCTCCAACTATTATCAAATACCCAAATTCAATGGAGTACACAAAG